GGTATGGTGGAGAAAATAAACTATCTTGTCCTCGATACTCGATTCATTGATCGCATGAATGAGACCTCTGAAGTTCTGAGCAATTTGCAAAAATTTGTCATATCCTTTTTCGCTGGAGCGGTCGAACAGCTCATTAGCCAAAAGATACTGAGTGTCATCTATCACGATTGACTTATACTTGCTCGTTTCGATTACTCTCAGAAGCCATGCGTATCTCGCACGATGAAGGCTTGCATAATCCTTTACGCCCTCAAAGCTTGTCGGAATCCTTGCGACTTTAATCTGTGACTTGAATGGAAGACGTCCCTTTTCAACTGAAACAACTCCAACTTCATCGGGATTAAATCCCTTAATTGAGTACGTCTTGCCACTTCCTGACTTTCCCATCACTAGAACTGGTATCATTTTAAAATCCTCCCATTTCTGTAAATCTTGAGCACCACATATCGGCGAAATGAAGTATCTGTTGAAGCTCTGTCTCGTAACCCTGTAAACTCCTACCCAACGGAGTATATAAGCCGTTATGATAGAGAATAGCATGCTCCTCTTCGGGAGTAAGCTCAATGAACCTCTCAGCGATCACTATCGACTTGATTTCGTGGTCGATTCCCAACAGCTCCTTATTCTGAATATATGGTTTGCTTCCGGATATATTGCCATTTTTCAACAGATTAGGAATATAAAATGGCTTACCGTAGTCGCCCATCTTACCAAGGTCATGCAGCAGGCCTGTAATGATTAATGACTCCCAACTGATTAATGGCGCTATCTGCTTTGCGATACAGACTGCAGTATCTGCCACATTAAGCGAATGTCTTGCCAAGCCACCCGGCTCAGCCAGATGATAGCTACCCGAACATGGAGCTTCATAGAATCCGCTGGCTTCCATGTAATCAAGCAACTTATCCATTCCAGGGCGATTGATACTGCCCAAATAGTCCTTAATTAATATCTTCGCTCCCTCAATTTCCGCTGAGTTCGAAGCGGTTAAATCCTCGAATAACTCTTCCATTTTCTACCTCACTTTCGCATTCATCTATGTCCCAATATTTTCCTACCTCTTCACCCTCAACCAAGATGATAGTTACATTTTTATGGAGCATTGAGGGATATACCTCTCTAACTTCTCTGTCCGTAAGAGGTGAAAACACTCCAAGCTTTTCAGTACAAGCTGATATAGCTCCCTTAATGGTTCGGCTATACTTCTCCTTGGCGGCGATGTTTTCCTCAAGCCTTGCGATTCTGTCGCTAAGAATCTCTTCGTGATCCTTATTACCCTCCCATTTCTTCAACTGACGTTTCTTATCGTTCAAAGTCATGCGGTATTCACTCAGAAGCTTTTCATTATAGCCGAAATACTTCTTATAAGTGGCTATACGTTCGCCTAAAGCCGCATAGATTTCGTTATTCAGTTCGTTCAGCTTACTGGAGAAGTTTTTATTAACTTTGCCGCAGAAGAAGAAACCTGAAAGGCTGCCGATTTTAACCTTCTTTCCCTCGTAATCCTTAATGATTTCGCCCAAAGTGCTCATTTTCGTACACCTCCGCTTCTTTGATTAATTTGTTTATTTTTTTCGAAACCTCAATGGTATCATTAGTTGCCCAATTTTTGTTAATGAACAACTCCTTAGATGTCATGCTCGGATATGATTCACAAAGCTCTGCTGTTACATTTCCGTTAGGCTCGAATCTTAAGCTCAACGATGGCGCTCTCAGCATCTTCTGATCAGGAGTTAAATGAGCACTTACGAACGTACCTCTCCCAGTTGGTGAGGACAAACTCGTTAACGAAATGGCCATCCCTGACCTCTCACTAATCGCCTTGAGCTTACTCGCCAGTATATGGAGATCTATTAAGTCGATAGGGCTTAATTCTTTATTCATATATCTAAATCCTCCCATGGATTATAATCGATGCTCTTATTATATCTATCCTCTTCCTCAGATTCCTTACGTCTGTTAGCCTCTCGATAAGTATTGAGATAAACATATCCGTCATGCTCTGCGAATACTTCCTCGATGTCTTCACCATCAATAAGTACTTTCTCGTCATCGTAGCCTTTAGATTCTAATTCCTGAATCAATTCCTTAACTGTCATTTATTTTTTGCTCCTTTCGTGTTATAATGACAGTACCCTGTAATATGGGTACAAAAATAATAAATAAATGCTATCAGTAACCAAGAATTGAGCCTCTTCACGTCCGTGATGGGGTTCTTTTCTTTTACTCGTGGTCCTGATCTAATAGCACATAGTCACCAATCAAGCCAACCGTCGTGCAAATTACCGCTGTTGCAAAGTCCTTAGCGACCACTCCGAGCATCATTCCGATGAAAGCCATTAATGTAATCAGCATGACTATGGCTTCCTCTTTTTTGCTTAGCTTAATCATTCAATCCCCCTCCCTTACTGCTCATAGTAGATATAGATATCTGCTTCCTGTCTGCCAAACCTGATGCACTCAGCCGGGTCACCAAGGTAAATATCAATAATTCCTGTCCCCATCCTCTGTGCCATTCGGTCATGAACATAGAAACGGCCGTAACCATTAATATTAATCCACTTATGCCACAGATTCGGATCATTACTCGCTACCGTGAAACCTCTTTGCGGATATATTCCATCGGCACATGGTGAACCAGTCCACTCATAGGCTGACAGTTTCTTATGCTCGTAAAAGTAATAAGGCTTACTCTGTCGCTCCAGCTCTTCCATTGCTGCCTTTCGGTTTACTTCAAGCTGTGCCTTGATAGCCGTTACCGCTTCATCAAGCTTGGCTCTTGCGTTCCCCAGATCTGGCGGACAAGCAACCATTGTAAAAGCAATGATGAAGGCTAAAAATGATTGCATTTTTCTTTTCTCCTTTCCTTAAATTTTAACGAAAAAGTAAAGCCCGATTTCTGCGGATGGGATTTCTAATAGTTCGCTCCAATGTTCGATATCACCACGGCTGAACCCTGACTTATTATTCAACTTTGCTGATACCGTAACCGTAGATGAACCGAGTGCTTTCGTGAATGCCGAGATAGTCCCGAACTTCTCAACGATTCGCCCTCTCAACTTACTATAATCGTACATCTTTGATCTCCTTTCTGTTTTCCTGTGGTTTTCGAGTTACATGAAAATTTTAAACTTTTTAATAAAGAAAAACAAGTAAAAGTTTATATTATTTTAACTTTTCCTTTGACTGTCCTATTTATGGAACAGATAAGGAAGCGACCACCAAGCCGCTCCCCTCAATAGGTTATTCAGTTTTTAAAAGTCAACCTCCGTGAAGTCGATGGCATCATATCCGAGTAGGTCGCTGTCCTCCTTATCAGGGAAGTCATAGTGGATTCTAAGCTCAACCTGATATCTCTTGTTTTTTAAACTATACCATGCTTTAGCTACCTTAATCGCTTCCGTTACGCTCTTACCCTCATATCTAAGCTCTTCCAGCTCAGTTGACTTGAGGTCATTGCTGAGAGTGGTATCCCATACTTCGAAACATATCATCATCTTATCTCTGTTAATTCTCTCGTCATCCTCATAAGCAGCTCGAACAAGTAAGTCGATTAAGTATCTTGGAGCTTCAGCTGTGAACTTCTCCCAATTCTCAAGAGTTCTCATTGGTATGCCGTATTTCTTACCGAAAGCTGTGCGGTTAAGTCCTATTCTTTCTCTGGTATCCTGGATAATGTGCTTCATAGTTTCCTCTCTTTCTCCCTGGGCTTAACCCCTCAGGGTGGGTTTATGATTATGCTATAGCTTCAAGAGTAGCTATCTCAAGAGCCTCAACCTGTTCCCAGGTGTAGCCGTACTGGTTAACCAGTATTTCAGCTTTACTATGACAGTAGATAGAAGCTTCCATAGTAGGATGAGTAGTAAAGTACTCTACAGCTTTCTTGTAAGCTTCTACAGCCTGATCCTTAAGGAACTGGTCTATATCAGCCTTACTATTAAATATAACTTTGTCTATGTAATATCCTTTATATTTTTTCATATTGTTTACCTCCCTTAGTGGTGTTCTTTGTTTGCTTCTTACACCTATTTGGTGGAATAGTCAACTACTTTTTCACCAATTTGGTTATTTTTTAGCAATTAAAAAAGCACCCACAACTCCCGAAAGAGTCATGAGTGCCTTATTAAAAGAAAAGAGAAGGGTATCTCATTTTAACTTGATGTAAATCCCTTTACCCTGAGCGCATATCCATCCGCCGTCAGTCCTTACCCAAATTTGAGACCCGATTTTTTTAACTTCTCGAACAGTTACCAACGTACCTTTTCGGTGACTACTCCTAATTGAACCGTTTACCGGAGCATTACGGAAATTAAGTGAGCTCGCAGTTATCTCATAGACCGCATCGATAACATAGCCGTAGGACACGCTAGAAGCCTCATTTAAGCCATTTGACGTAGTAGGCTGAGAATTTGGAGCGGTCTTTAAGAAAAGCTCCCTCTCGGCTCTTCTGCGGTTCGTTAATCCGGCTAAAGCTTTGCCATTGATGCCCTTATTGTATAGGAGAATGCATTTAGCGATTTCTGCCCTGGTTCGGGATCCTGATTTCAGCAGATTTTTCAAGCTGCCTGATCCACAGTTAAAAGTGAAACTAACTAAAGCGGAGAACTCATTCTCGTTCCAATGGTAAATATGATCATAAGAGCTAACTGCCTTTTCAGCATCTCCGAGGTCTGATCTAAGGAACTCCACCGCCTGATCTAAAGTGATCCGCTGTCCCAAACGTACTCCGTTAATGTGTCCGAAGCCTATGGTCGGTATCCCAACTGGATCAAGGTAAGCCGTTAATCTACATCCCTCGAAGTTCTTGACGAGATTAAGTCCATCATCATTTATCTTCATTCGCTTCACCTCCGTATTCAGGCATACCGATAGATATTGATGTTAATATGCTAACTATAAATCCCATCAGTCCGGCTGATATAACCATAAGCCAGTTAACGTCATGGAGGAAAGTGGCCGAGGTTGTAATCACGGATAGCATTGACTGAGCTAAAGTCCTGATTCCTCTGCCGATAGCTATTTCCCACCATTTCTTATCTTTAAGCCATTTCATTTATGAATCTCTCCTTTCAATTCATCAATCCGTATGAAGGCCGTCTGTAAGTCACGTTCAACGAGTGATATGCGCCTGTCCATGTTAGCTAAGTCCTTATTAAGTGATTTAATATCTGCCCGTGTTTCCGAAGTGTCCCGACCAACTTGATCTAATTTAGCGTTCAGATTAATCAGTGACTCTTTCAAACTCTCAAATCTCGAATCCAAGTCTTGTACGTCCTTCCTGCTGTCCCTGTGTCCGTTTCTAAAATAAGTTAAAGATGTAAATATTAAAGCGATTCCCGAAATAAGATAGCCGAGTGAGTTCATGCGCTCACCTCCTTAGCTGAATCTGAGAATGTAAGTTACTTTCATAGTCTTGTCGGCTGTCTTGGTGACCGCTGAATCAAGGTTGTTAATCGTGGCTATGTAATCAACATCTCTAAAAATTATCCTAGCTGAACCGCCTGAGCCGTCGTTGTAACAGAAGCCTAACAGAGGGTTAGCAGTCGGTGCATAAAATGGAACTGAGTCGCCATTAGTTGGATATGCTGAATGAGTCACTGCATCGACTACAAATTTTCCTGTGCCTGTGAAGTTGTAGAATCTTTCACCATTAAAGCAGAAAATAGCATTAGTCACCGTCATATCAAGTTCATAATTATTCGCTGTGTTAGCAAGCTCTATAAGGTATTTATCTGCAATGATATGAGTTGGACTTATTCCAACATTACAGTTATTGAGGTTAACGTCTGTAAGTCCAAGCTGAGTGAAGTCTATTGTCTGCCAAGTGCCTGTTTTGGTCGAGCAGTTGAAGTCGAGTATATAAGCCACTGAACTTCTTCCGAATGGTGCTCTGACTGTAAAGAAAGCATAAATATGGCTGTTGGCTGAATAGCTTACGCACATCTTATCATTAGTGTTGCTCTTCATTGCTTCAGGAATAGTCAGAGTTATCGTTTCAATTACTCGTCTTGTCACTGGCGCTATCGTGTCCCTCACATCCTGAGAGGTCACTGGAAATGGAATAACATCAACAGCGAACTCCGTTACATTGTTCATGCTCTGAATAGCATATAACTTATTGCTGTTGTATCCGAATACTTCCTTGTCATTAACTATATATCCAACTGTAGTATTGTATTCGCCACGATTAACGCTGTTGGTCTTTGAGCCACCTGACTTATTACCAATGCCCCTCATGCCCTGATATCTACTCGTCAGGCTGACGCAATTAATAGTTCCATTGCCCTGTGATGTAGTCCAGTCCCAAACCATCTTAAAGCTTCCATCCTGTTGCCAACCAGACTCTACAGCGTTCCACGAACCCAACTCAGTCGGTGCTTCTCTGTTGAGAATTTCCATCGCTCCGTTCGCTGTCATTCCAATACCAGCTGGAACTCTTACATTTGTTGCCTGTTCAGTTAAAGCTGTATCAAAGAGCATCACTCCACCGAGTAGATACTTAATGATATCACCTCTGATGTAGTTATTAAGTGCTGTTGGATTGGTCATTCCGCCCTGAGCCATGAAGTAAGTCAAGGCATTAGTTACCATATTATCATCTTCCCAGTGCTCTACTTCACCAGTCTTGATGTTCTTTAAATCAATAAGAGTATGACCTTTAATCATTGATTTCCTCCTCAACTGGTCTGATATAGCTGTCGAGCTTACAAACCTTACCCTTATCATTAATCAGCGCACATACTACTTCACTGACCTCTGCATTAGCTATCGCTGAGGACATAGTGTAATGAAATGCCGATAGTGCATCATTTGAGTTGGGGTAGTTTAAGAAGCTTCTAATCTTCTCGCCGTTTACAGTCTGAATAGTTAATAAATTCATTGTCAAATCCTCCTTAAGCTAATCCTAAATAGTACATCTTACCTTCAGCAGTTCCACCATTACGGCTGTCAATTCTAAGAGTAACAGCTGAGGTCTTTGTGTCAGATAAACCAATCGCAACTTCATTATGATTGTTATCTGTAAGATATGTGAAACTAATATACTTGAGTCCAGTGTAATTAGTAATATCAAGTGGTGTCGTATAAGTCTGGTCTCTGTATCTCACATTAAGTGTGATGTAATCATAATCGGTCACATCTATGGCTTCATTCGTGACAGCATAAGATGTGTAATTACCACCACCAACCCTTAATGAAATGTTATCGCTATTCTTTGTAGCTCCACCAACACCTGCATCCCAAGTCACTCCCTCAACACCATAGTTATAAAGAATATAATCGTGTGTGATTGGGCTTCCATTAATGAGCTTCCACTGATTAACGATATAAAGCCAAGTACCAACTAATTCGTCACTAGAATTGAGTGCATAATACACATCACCATCACTTCCAGCTGTTTCAGGATTATCATATCCGTATGAGATTGAAGAACTTTCGCCACCTCCACCGCCACCGGTCGCTGATGCGGTTGTTCGCTCCCATTTTGAAGCATTCCATGTTC